TCTACATAGTCAAAAGTAGCCTGGTTTGATACCATATTCCTTGTAACTATTTTGAAATCTGGAGAAGCATCTGGGTAATCTGCAGGAGCTACTCCTATGATTTCCAATAAGCCATTAGCCCATTCATCTACTGACTTTTGACCTACCTCTCCAGACTTAAATGTCCTATATACAATGTCAAACTGTATGCTTACATCAAAGTTATAGCTTGTTTTGTCGCTATTCTCTACTGATGTCTGAGAGCTTATTAACAAGAATGGAGGCTCGGCACCATCTGGAGCTATGGTATCATATACCGATAACTCGTAGGCGTTAGCATTTATCTTGTCGAAATAAGCCTTTCGTATAGCATATCCGCAGTCTTTCATTATCCTTCTACCTCTACTTCTTTAGAATCCGTTTGTTGGCCATTTTGAGCCTCATTTAGCTCACCAAAGAACTTCAGCAATGGTAATCCATAGGCTGTAGGAATAGTGTTTATAAACGCCTCTAATGACTTCAAGTGCTCTTCGGTTAATTCTAACTTTTTCATATTTGGTTATTTTTACAAATTTAGGTAAAATTATTTAGCTGCAATCATTGCTTTTAATTCTTCTATTTGAGCTTGTTGTTCTTGTACTGCTTTTACTAAATGAGGTATAATAAAGTCCATCCTAACTGCTAATAATTGTTCTTTTTCTTTAAACACGCTTACTGCATCTGGTATTACCTCTTGCATTTCTTGCGCTATAAATCCAAAGTTATTTTTTAAACCATCTATTAAGTCAAACTTTTTAGCTTTAAGCCCTAATACCTTTTGTAATCCGTTATCTAAATCAGTAATGTTTTCTTTTAATCTTATATCAGAACCGCTCCAAGCACCAACTGAATACAAATAACCATCATTTCTTACATATATTAAATCAGTTCCATCTTGTTTACCTACGTTAAATGATTGTGTGGTGCTATCTGATGTTTGACCTCTTACAACCATTCTAATACTATCATTACCAGATACACCAATACCAATATTGCCATTTGCCCTAATTCTCATAGATTCAACTCCGCCACGTGCAAAAGATATAGATTGACCACCATCTGCTTCTAAAATAGGAGAACCAGTTGAACTATATTTATATATTGAAAGTCCCCAAGTTGCTTCGTCAGATATTCTTAATGCAGTTTTAATAAAAACATCACCATTAGACCCGTTTATTTTTAATCTTTGTATTGAATTAGTAGATAAAAATAAATCTCTTGTAGACCCACTACCAATAACCGTTGAATAAGCAGTAGTTCCAGATGCTAAATCACCACCCGTTGAATTATCGCATCCTACAATCATATTGCCACCACCACTACTTTGAATTTGCATTCTTACAGAACTTGTAGTAGTAGGGAATATTAATAAAGATTGACCTGCACCATTAATTCTTACTGTGCTTGCAAATGTAGATAAACCAGTTGAGGCTATTCTTAATGAACCACTTGTAGTAGTTAAAAATAAATCATTATCTGCTCTTAATTCAAGGGCATTTAATACTCCAGCTCCAAGTTGTGCAGAGTTTCCTAAATAACCTATTGGTGTACCACTCCTTCTAAAAGTAATATATCCACCATTTGCATCTGTAGAATTAAAAATCGCATTTACCGCACTTGATATTGTAGACGTAAGTACACCAGTTCCTACTGCTCCACTAAAAGTAGCACTTGTACCACTTAAAGTACCAGTAAGTGTACCACCAGTTAAAGGTAAATAAGATGTGTTATCATAGCTTATAGTTGTACCGCTTATCTTTACAAATCCAGTGCCACTTAATGCAGCTTGTTTTGCATTTAATTGTGTCTGAATAGAACTTGTTACACCCTTAACATAACTTAATTCAGTTAATGAAGGATAAGTACCAGTTGATAATGAACTAATCACTCCACTTGTAGAGAAGTAAGCAATTTCATTTATAGTTCCAGAACCACCAATATATGTAGGTACGTTTATTACACCACCGCTATAAGTTGCAGCACCGCTTGTACCAGTTGTTGTTAAGCTGATAGCACCTTGTGCTCTACCAGTTGTAAAGTATTGATTAGTGCCTTCTGCAACATCTGAAGTTGTTAAAACTACTGTTCCAGCTTGTCCGTTTACAGTTGTAACTGGGAAAGCAATGTTTGTATTTGAAGCACTTGTGATTCTACCTTTGCCATCTATAGCTATTGTAGGAACCGCAGTTGTTGTACCATAAGTACTTGCAGTAACACCAGTATTAGCTAATGTTAAAGCAGCAGTAGCGTTTGCACTACCATCGAAGCTAACTGACCATGCAGCGTCTCCAGTTGCAGATATTGTTCTTGCAGTTGAAAGTACGTTTGCAGCGTTTGCTGTACCAGCTAAGTTACCTTCTACGTTAGCAACTAATGTGCCAACAGTATATCCAGTTCCAGTAGTGTCTACTACGTTAGTAGGTTCATCTACTAATCCAGTAAACATCTTAAATTTACCAGCATCAGAAGCATCTCTAAATAATCCAGTAAACTCAACACGAGTTTGAGCTGAATCGTAATATCTACCATAATATCCGATGTCTACAGCATCTGTAGTATTGTTATCGTTAGCTACCTCAAACAATGGGTCTTTAGAAGATATTGATTGAGTGTTTACATAAGTTGCAGTACCATTTATAGTTAAGTTACCGCTTACAACTACGTTGTTAGGGAAAGTAACATCATTTGTGAATCCAACAGTTGTAGTGTTACCTACAGTAGAAGCAGCAATCTGATTTGCAGTTCCGTTAATTGTTGTGATACCTTGGTCAGTCCAAGTAGCTGTAACTACGTTAGCATCTTGCTGAGTCAAAGACAAAGTCTTAGTAGATGTACCAGTTACTGCAGCAGATACGATAGAACGATTGTAAGCTGTATCGTACTCGCCTAATTTAACCGTTGTAGGAATAGCATATCCAGCAGTTAAGCTAAGAATACCACTTCCAGATGAATAGTCTAAACCAACAGCGTTTTCGCTGAAGGCTGCTCTTGAACGAGCATCTGTGTAATATAAGTTAGTGCCTTCGTCTAAGTCTGTAGTAGTCTTAGCATCAAAAGCAGTATTAAATCTTGCTTGAGTATAGTAAAGGTTTGTACCCTCTGCTAAATCAGTAGTAGTCTTTGTACCGAATCTTGAGTCGAATCTTGCGTCTGTCCAGTAAAGGTTGGTACCTTCAGCTATATTGCTTGTTGTAAGGCTTATTGAGGCTCCTAAAGCCAAAGAAAGACCATTGATAGTAACTGAGCTATTAGTCAAACTTGAGTTAGGTATAGAGCCTAAATTAAAGTTTCCAGTAGTGCTATTGTAAGCAATACCAGTACCAGCAGTTACACTTAACGCATTTCTTGTTCTTGCGTTAGTGTAGTAGAGGTTAGTAGAACCTTCTGGTAAATCATCTGTATCTTTAGTTGCAAAGTTAGTTGCAAAGTTTGCATCACCTCTTGCAGTTGTAAAATAAAGATTCGTTCCTTCTGCCAAGTTCGTTGTGCTCTTAGCAGCGAAAGCTGAATCAAATCTACCTTGAGTATAGTATAAGTTAGTTCCTTCAGCAATGTTAGTCGTAGTACCAGCTACATTCTCCCATACAGCTAAAGAAGAGTTATATTGTAAAATGTTGTCATTTGCAACATTCGTAATTCTTACGTTATGAAGTTCATCGATTTCGTAGCCATTGTCAACCTTAACAAAGATTTTACCTTGTGTCTTGTGAGCATAAACTACAAAACCTACAATGATAGTATGTTGAGGAGCTACTGGCTTAACCTTAGTAATAGCACCAGGCGTAGTTGGAGAAAGGTATAAAACATCACCATCGTTCCAGTCTTGTAATTGTAAATCACCAGTTGTATCTACGTCAGTTATTAAGCCACTTGTTGTAATAAAACCTTCTTGATTATTAGCTATATTTTCAGCTACTAAACCTAAAGTATCTGTAGAGTTAGCATCGTTATTAGCTTGTGCTAATGCTACAGCCAATCTTTGACCTTGAGCAGCAGCAACTTTAACCACTTGATAAGCAGCCTTATTTAAGATGCTACCAGAGTTATTAAGTACTCTTGCAACTTGCTTTTGACCTATTGGCAATATAACATTACCACCCATTAAGCCTAAGTTGTTAGTGCCATCTACATTGTTCCAATACATCTTAGCTACAGCGTTAGCTTCACCAGCACCAGTATTAAGTTGCAAGAAATCACCTTGAACACCACCATCTGCAGTTGCAATAGTAATAGTCGGAGTTAAAGTTCTTAAACTATCGTTATAAGCCCAAGTGATACCAGTACCATTCTGAATCAAAGTGGCTACTGTATCATCAATTAAATCTTGTATCTGAATACCACCTCCAGTAATAATCAAATCACCAGTGATAGTTAAATCACCAGTAATTGTAGCTGCAGTAGTTGATAAAGAAAGAGCAGTATTTACTCCACCGCCATCTTGTACTGGCTGTAAACTACCACTTACTCCAACATTATTAGCACCAATTTGTAGTACTTGTCTATATGTATTTTTTACCGCTTTACCTTGAAGAGTAGCCATTATATTTTAATTTTTTTTATTTTAGTAACCATTTTATATAGTTCTTCTGAAGCCGATAAGAACAAGAACGGTCTATGGGGCAAATTTACTAAATTTCCATTACTCCGTTTAAACGTTCTTGCGTAGCCCTCAAGTTGATTCATATTTAGATTTCTATATACTGGAATCTGAAAATCATTACCAGTACCAAACTCAACAAAAGGAGAATAATTAGACTGTCTACCCATACGACCTCCAGAGCCAACTCTTGCTCCTGCGTTCATTGTGTAAGGAGTGCTATAGATAGAAGCCTTTAATAAACCAGTTTTACCTCTTGGTGCTCTTTTTTCTGCATTTCTTTCAATAGTCAAAACAGACTCATTTATAATCTTCTGTATTTGTTGAGTAATTACATGAGGTGCTTCTTTTAACCTTTTTGATAGGTTAGTCACACTTTTGCTTTTATCTATTGAAAATGACATTAAGTAGTTTCCCAAGTTGTACTAATGTTCTCCCAGAAAGCAGTAATACTATCCCAAGTACCAACTCTCTTTAAAGTAGAACAAGTGATTCTTAAAAAGTTATGTCCATCATATTCATCTATAATGCTGCTAATCAAGTAGATATTACCATCATAAGCAATAGTAAGGTCATTAGAAATAGAGATACTATTAGCATCCCTTATCCTAAAAACAATGTTATCTGATATAGAGTCCTTACCAGCTATGTTTGTTTTGTTTTGATTATCTCTAAATATCTCAGCCCAACAAGTATAGTAGTCTACATCTGTTAAGATTTGACCACCAGCACCATCAGATTCCGATGTTTTAGATTGGAAAGTAATCCTATTTTTAAGTCTACTTATCATTATAATATTATGCTTACTCGTTTAAAAGGCTTCATTAATTCGTATGCAGATGCTATGTTAGCATTTGGCTTACTATCCTCTACAGATGATTCTCTGTAATCATACAAGTCAGCAAGTATCTTATACAAGGCTGTTTTCATCACTGCAGGAGTAGTCGCATAACCACAAGTGTAGGTAAACCTAAACTCCATGTGACTAAAAGCAGTCATATACAGCTTCTTGTAAGTTGTGCCTAAAACATTATACTGAGGTACGGTAATCTCTATCCATTCTTCATTATCCCAATATTCAACCTTAGTAATACTATTGATTGGTGCGTATGGAAGTTCTAAGAACTCATCCACATAAGCTACTACTTGCAATGTACGAGCCGTCATAGCCACACCAGCATATTTCTCTAATCTAACCCTTGCAGAAGTGATTAAAGAGCTTATTAAGTCGTTATCATCATCAAAGTCAACCTTTAGATAGTTCTTTGCTTCGGACAATGTTATTGGTTCTGAAACTGGCTCTACTGTGGTTGTAACATCCCTTATAATCTGCATATACCATTATTTTTACAAAAATAACTAAAATATAGTAGACATAAAAAAGGGATAGCTTTTTAGGCTACCCCTTTATATTTAGACTATTAAGTCACATTACCAAAGTCTTAGGCTTGATTTCCAAAATCGCCATAGCAGAACGCACCAGCGTAGTAGATAGGGAATGCGATTCTTGCCTCAACACGAACTGTAATCATGTTCTCAACAGCGTTGTTACCATCTTGGTCAAAGAATTGAACAGAGATACCATTACGTTGCATGATTTGAGCACCCATTGACCAGTCACCTACCAAGAACTTATCAGCAGTGATAGCTGTAGACTTGAAGATAGGAATACCAGCGATAGATAATTGACCATCAGTTGTAACCACTGTAGAACCTGGTAAAGAGTACGCAGAGTTCACATTCTTAGTGTTTACGATGTTAGCCCAATCTGAAGGGTTAATCAAGATACCAGTTGCAGAGTAGTTACTTGCTTCAACTTGTGCAATAGCTTGTACTAATTGCTCAACGTCTACAGTAGCAGCACCACTGAAAGCAGAAGCTACAGTAGTCAAACCAGTCAAGTTAACACCAGAACCAGAACCGAATAATAATTGAGCATCTTCAGCTACTAAGTATTTCTCTAACAATCTTTGTTGTAAGAAAGAAGTCATAGCAGGAACGTCATCTAACATTTGACGAGAGATTTTAACGTAACCAGCGATAACTTGTGCAGGAGCATTAACCATGCTGATATCGAAATCAACTTGAGCTTTTGCACTACCTTGAGTTTGGTTAGCAGGAGCACCTTCACCACCAGTTTCTTGAGGGAAAGTAAATAATCCTTGAGAAATTGTACCTACTGGTAACAAACTTCTAACGTGGATTTTACGAGAAGGTAAACCGTAAACTTGATTAGCATAAGCACGTGGAATATCTCCAGTTAAGTTAGCTGCTTCAGTCATGTTACCTACTGCCTTAGTGTCCATAATGAAAGAAGTGTTCTTCATTTCACCACGACCTAATTTTGCGATGTTGTCCGCATTTTTTTCAATTTGCTCACCTAAAGTGGCATTGAAACCTTTGAATTGATTTTCGTTCATTGTCTTACGATTGCTTTTTGCCTCTAATTTGTCTGCAGCATCTTTAACTACAGCAACTTGAGATTTTAATTCTTCTAATTCTGATTTTAAGCCATCTACCGCTACTGCGTTATCAG